ATCTAAAAGATCCCCTTCTATGAGTAATATATCAGAAGATGAGAGTGAAAAATCTTTTTATAGTGACGAAGAGGATGATATAAATATGCATAAAAATAATCATAAAAATAGAAATTCGCCGTCGTCTAGGAGTAACTTATTTTCCAGACATGTAAAATCTCCTTTATATAAAACAAAGTATTATGAAGATAAAATAAAATACTATAAGACTTTAGGAAAGTATCATGTTGATGTTGATGAAAGCTCTACTGATTATAGCGATTCAAGTGATGATTATCCATCTCCTTCGCCTCGAAAAAATAGACGTTAAATATAGAGTATTGATATTATATATTTAAAAAAAATATATAATATAAAATATGAATCATTTTGGAGAACGAATGCATGTATTAAATAAAAACAATTTTGAAGATTTTTTGTATAAAGAAAACTTGGACAAAATGAGGCGTAAAATCTATTTTTTTATGTTAAATAATCAGAGCGAAAACGATTTTTTTGATATTGAAGAATTTAATAGAAAATATGTAAGAAATATGGATAAAACTAATAAAATGGTTAATGAAATTGTTTTAGAATTAAATCAATTAGGTTGGAAAACTCATCTTGGTTTTGGAAATACAGGTTTATATATTTATAGTTCGGAAGAATTGCCGTCTAGTGCATGGTAAATTAATTTTCTTTTACCATAAGCGCTGGATTTACTATAAACCAATTATCTTCTTTTTGTAATTTCTTCCATAAATTATCAGGGCTATACTCTGTCTCTAATTCTTTTCGTTTTTCATTTCTTAATTTTGAGTCTTTAATTAAATTAATTGAGGATGAAGATCTTAAAGAATCTTCAGAGTAATTAAAAATGTCATACAGTTTTTTTAGGTATTTTCCATTTACTAAATATCCAGAAATAGAATCACCGCTTTTTAATTTAAAAGTATTTTGATCGAAATCTGCATTTTTATTTCCTAAAGTTATTACGTCATAATTTGGGTTATCTCTTACTATTTTTTCTAAAACTTTATAACTTTCATCATAATTATTCCATATAGAGTTGTCATCTATAACTAATAAATTATTCCAATTATTTTTTATAGCTGTTTTTAAAGAAAAAGCATGACTTCTAACATAACCAAGAAGTCCAAAATCATTATATCCTTTAAATATTAGTAGCTCTGCTGGTTGTGTTGGTTTTATTCTTTTAAATTTTTCTCTTAATGAATCTTGGTATGCTTTTGAAGAATTGAAGGTTATTACCATTACTTTATCTACAAAGTTCCACTGTGAATTAGGGTTATTTTGCGTTTTTACATAGCCGTTCCATTTTTCATCTGAAATAAAAATAAGGTATGAAACAAGAACTACTACCAAAAATAATGCAGAAAGAATTAATAAAATGTAACCTTTCATTTTATTAATACTAAATTTATTTTTTATTAAAATTATTAGAAATGATTTTTACAGTTTTCTTTGATATTTCATCTCCTTTCATTGTTTCTAATAATTCATTGTATATTTTTTCAGCATTATGTATATTATAATGTTTTAATACATTTATACAATCTTGAGTTTTTTCGGCTTTTTTCTTTTTAACTCTAGCAGTTTTATCTTCGGCAACGACAGCAAGACCTTTGTATTTTATTCCTGGTTGTTTTTTCTCTTCAAAAAATTTGCATAGATTTTCTTCAATTTGTTTTTTTCTTTCTCTGAGTTTCTTTATTTCTTCGTTTCTTATTTTCAATTCATTATTTAGCTCTTTTAACTCTAAAATAATAGAACCGATTTCACTCATTTTAAAAATAAGTGTGTTTTTAAATTAAAAAAATTATTATTTATAAATAAAATAATGAAAGTTGAAATATTAGGCTGGAATCCTGTTAATGACCGAACGAGCTCTCTTAAAGCATCTGTTTATATAAAACCTACTTTAAACTTATTAAATTTATTTAATAGAGCTCCTTTTTATAGATCTATAGTTAAAGTTTCAGATACAAACTCTTGTTATGATGATAGAAATATGTTTTCGATAATTGATAAATCAAGCGATGTTCCAAATAAAAGAGATAATTTTTTCGACTCAACTGGATTATACGTAATAACACTAGATACAATATGGAGAGGTTATCCTTCTAATAACGGATATCTTGAAATTCAAGAAGGAATTATAGATGATATTGTTAATTATTTAATAAAGCCTTGTGATAAAGGATATCAACCTTCTCCTTCTACACCTACTCCTTCTATAGAGGCTTCTAGTTCAACACCAGAACCATCTAGTTCAACACCAGAACCATCTAGTTCAACACCAGAATCATCTAGTTCAACACCAGAACCATCTAACCCTTCGCCTACGCCAGAATTAGATATGATAGCATCAATGCCAACTCCGGAAACTATAGTTGAAAACTTTGAAAACAATAAAGTATTAGGTTTAAATAAAGAAACTTTGGTATTAATTGGCGCATCTCTAATACTAATTTTTGCAATATCTTTTTTTATGAGAAAAAAGTAAATTATTTTTTATTATAAGATATCGTTTTCTTAATTATTTTTTTAATTAAAATTCTACAATGTTGATTAATATTAATAATTCCATCTTTTACTAATTCATCTAAACAGTCTGCATTAAACCATCCTATTCCATTTGCGTCATTTGCTTCTTTATCAATGTTATATTGTATGTCAACCATACATTCTTTCATTTCTACATCAAAATACTCTACTTTATCATCTAAAATAAATGATTGTATTAAATCTGATTTTTTTAAAACTAACCCCGTTTCTTCTTTTACTTCTCGGAGAGCGCACTCTATCGTTTCTTCATTTTGTTTTAAACTTCCTTTTGGACAACCCCACATTTGACCTCTTGATTGTACAAGTAGAACTTTATCATTTGGACTGTGTATAAAACAACCTGATTTTTTTATTTTATTATTTGAATTTGTTATTGAAGAAATGATGTTATCATTATAAGGAATTATCTTATAATAACAACAACCTTTCGCACATGAAAATTTTTCTTGACTCATTATATATTATATAATAATATTATTATATAATAATTAATCTAAATAATGAACATTAAGTTCTATTTTTCTTCCTATACGATTAGCTCTCCCCATAACTTGAATTTTCTGGTATTCATGTAGTTTGTGACAAAGTATAATATCAGATGTTTCTTGTAAGTCTAATCCAGCGCCGGAATGGATTGTATTTAATAAAAGTATATTAACATTTCCTGTTTTATAAGAGTCAATTGCATTATCTCTTTTTTCTTTTGTTCCTTTTAATTCCAAATAAGTTAATTTATTATCGTCTAAAAATCTTTTAATAATTGAAAATGTTTCATTATAATTGCTAAAAATCAAAATTTTTTTATTAATTGAATCTCCAATAATATCCATAATCAACTCCATTTTCATTTTGATATTCAGCGAATTTTCTTTATATTCATTTGATTCATTACAATCTTTGTATTTTATTTCAAGAGGAATAATTGTATATTCTTTAGACTTACAGAAAACACAAGATGTTGTTATACAGTTTCCACAAAAAATACGTTGACAACATGATACAACATGAGAATTTTCTATTGTTTTATAACAAGATAAACAATTATTTGTAGTTATAAATTTTATAATTCTATTATCTAATGTTTTTAAATGGTTTTCTAAAATTTGTATTTTTTCTAAATTTTTATTTTTATCTGTATTCAATTCTTCAAGTCTTTTGTACTTTTTATTTCTAAATGCATCATAAATAGAAATAAAAAAGTTATCTTTACTATCTAATGAATCAAATACTCCATTAATATTATTAGATTGAATCATTTCAATAACATTATCGGATATTAATCCTTCAAAAAAATCTGAAATATTATCTTTATATTTATAATGTATATTTCTAGTATGAGGCATTCTATAACTGTTTCTTACAATATCATCTTCATTCTTTACTAAAATATAATTAAATATGTCGATATCTTCCGGGATTAAATCTTTTAAAAATCCGCTTAATCTCTTTATATATAACTCATTTGGAGTTCCTGTAATTAACCAATAAAAATTAGCATATGCCTCTTCCATGCTTAACTTTAGACTTGCTGGTTCGTCGATAATAAATCTTTTCCAACTTTTTCTTTTGTAAACTTGGGCAAATATATTAAATACATGACTAGAAACCAAAACAACATCATAGTTTGAAAAATCAATATTCTCTATATCTGAAGGTTTATATATAGAAATATATCGAAGACTTGTGCGATTCAATTCTATAATCCATTGTGATATAAGAGATAAGTTAGATAGAATCAACGAACATTTCAATTGAGGAACAATCTCAATTTTTTTAAATGAAACATAATCATGATATTTATTTTTTTGGACCAAGTATTCTTTATCTAAAGGATCATTTTGAGAAATTCCAATAAGACCAAGCATAGATAAAGTCTTTCCATATCCAGGCAAATCTCCCAATACCCCTAATTTAGTATTAATATACATTCCACCAGACAAATCAATCTCTTTGTTTTGTTCTAATTCATGCATATCTTCTATGCTTTTTAATTGATGTACGAACAATGGTATGTGTACATTATTTGGCTGTTCTATAGATGGTGCTATATTCATTATATATTTATATATTAATCTATTCAATTAAATTTATAATAAAAGAAATGCAAACTGAAAAAATAATAGAATTATATAGCGGAAATAGAAATAGAAAATTGTATCCTTTACAATCATCATTTCAAGTTCCATTTGAATCTTTTATACAAAATTCTTATAACAAAAATTATAAATCACAAGATCCTATTATAGATGGTGCAATATATTACAAGTTTAGTCTTTCAGATCTAAATTCTCCAAACGCAGTCGGAACATATCGTCCAGGAAGTGACAAGAAATCAATTTATTTGGATTCTTCACAAACTCCTTTTTATTATCCCGTTTTTAATTACTATAAAGGATTTATTATATCAGATAATATATCAGGAGAATATAGACAAATAAAATCTTTTGACGAGAAAAATGGATTAATTAGTTTAGAATATCCTTTCTCAGTCGCAATAACACCCGGAAATCAATATTCTTTATATTCAGGGTTTCCAGATAAAAATTACTTATTTATTCCTCAAATAGATACAAATAAAAATAAAGTTTTGGACTATCAATTATCTTATAATGGTTATTATATTGTATTTGAAACACAAAATCAAAACTATAGTAACTCTCAAAACTCAAATATATTTTATAGAAAAATATCTAGCTATGACTTTACAAATAAAATAGCATATTTTGATAAACCTCTCAACTTTGAGTATGATTCAAAAGATCCTCCTCAAACATTTACATTAAGAAAATCACTTCCAATTGAAAGATGGACAATAAATACTCCTAGTTACTATAATACACAAGAACCGTCTAATCCTTATATAGGACCTCTTATAGGCTATGTTATTACACTGCCAGAATATGCAAGCAATGTAGATAATTACTATAAAGACAAATATGTTTATTTTGAAAGCAATTCTCCGCAAACATATTCTCCGCCTCTTCCAAACCCTTTTTTAACTGATATAATTCCAGATATGTTTTATCCTATATACGGATCTTATTATATAAAAGCTTATAATGGTTCTACGAGAGAACTTTCTATCGCTTTTGATGTAAATAAAGGATATAATCAAACAAACACTATTCCCACATATGAAAGTATAGGATATGATAAAAGTAGTTTTAATATAATAGAAGGTTTTGATAATATTATTGATACTGGAACAAGTTTTATTGCAAATTTTAGTCAAAATACTTCGTTAGCAACACTTTCTTTAGATCCTAATTTGTTTCAATTAGGAAGAACTTACGAATTCACTATGAAAATTAAAATGAGTAATGAAGTCGAATCATTATATTTTCAAATGTTAAATGTTATTAATTTTTATGTTTCTCCAAATATTGATTATAACTACCAAACTATTACATTCACTATAACTCAAGTTGTAAACTATATTTATTTTTATTTTTTCCCTACATTTTTTGATCCTTTAAGCCCAGGATATATAGAATGGGAACTTTTTGACGTAAAAACTTATGATACTATAAATATATGTAATTATAATAGAAACAATTTAAATTCATTAAGCTATAATGGAACTATGACATCTCAAAATCAAGCTACTTGTTATAATATTTCTTTATTGAGTTTAACATTACCTAATGTTCCTTTATTAACAGGATCGAGAATTGCATTTTATCCTTTTATATACGTAGAATTATCTAACGCGACATCTCCAAATTCAGAATCAGATAGAATAATATATAGTAATAACCAGAAAAGTCTAAAAGCATTATTTGTAGCGTCAATTGATCAAGTAGCTAATCCTGAATTAGGAACTTTTATAACATTAACAGGGTCTGGAACTCAGACTATAACTTTCAAGCCTAATGACAATTTAAAATTTTCAGTATTTTTATCTGATGGAAATCTTTTTATTCCTTTATCACCAGATACTTTTCAGCCGTATGAGCCTGACTCAAGATTTCAAATAGATGCCGTTTTTTCGATTTCAAGAATTAAAAATAAAAATTTAAATTAAAATGTCATCTTCATCATCCGAAAAACAATCTAAATATATCGAAGTTTTTAGTTCATCGAGAAATAGAAATCTTTATCCAAATCCATCTTCTTTTGATATCCCATTTTCTTCTCAATATCAATATGATTCAAAAGAACAAGTTACAGATCCTATAATAAATGGAGCTATATATTATAAATTTCCACTTACAAATTACAAAGGAATTATTCCAATCGGATCTTTTATTGGAAAATTCCAACCAGGAACGGATTTAACTACAATGTATTTAGATCCAAATCAAACTCCTTTCTATTCTCAAGTAAATAATTTTTATAAAGGTTATATATTACGTTTAAATATTGTTAATAGTTATGAAGCAATAATCAGAACATATGATCCTTTAAGCGGTAAAGTAACGATAAATGTTCCCTGGAAAGATATGACAAATCAACCGTCTGCCGGAATTGAATACCAATTATATACAACAACGCCAGCAACTTATTACGTAAATATTCCATCTATAGATATAAATGGAAATAGCGTGTTAAACTATGAACTTGCTTACAACGGATATTATTTAGTTTTTGAATCTTATAATAAAAACTATAGTAACCCATCTAATTCTAATATATTCTTTAGAAAAATATCATACTATGATTATACAACACAAAATGCTTATTTTGAAGAACCTCTTACTTTTGATTATGGTTCTGATTTTTCTGTAAATTATTTTACTTTGAGAAAAACGTTGCCTTTTGAAAGATGGACATTAGAAGATCCTACTTATATAAATGGAAATATTCCCTTAAATCCTCTAATAGGACCTTTGATAGGACCTGTAATAAAATTACCTCAAAGTGCAAGTAACATAGATAATTTTTATAAAGGAAAATATGTATATAATTATTCCGCAAAAGGATATATATCACCTGAATATCCTCCTCCGGAAAGCCTGTCCTATAGTATATCTTCAGATATATTTTATCCTATATATGGTTGCTACTATATAAAATCTTATAACGGAATTACAAAAGAATTGTCTATATCACAAGACATAAATTATATTAAAAGTTGTGTAGATAAAAAAATATTATTAGAACTTCCTACTATAAAAAATATAAATGTACATTTTATTCCGGAAGGAGATTTTGATTATATTACAGAAATATCCCCTGGAATCTTTAGAGCTTATTTCAAACCTCTTGATCCAAATATAAATGTTATAGGAAAACTTATAATTGATCCAAAAATATGGACGTTAGGCAAAACATATAAAATTACATTAAGAATCAAAAAAACTAATAATATGAATTGTGTGTTATCTAGTCCATATGGAATAGTAGAAGAATATTCTTCAGAAAATATAGAAGATTATTATAAAACATTTATATATTATCCATCTACTCCAAATCCTTATTATTATGAAAATATTTATTTTGATATAGAAGCGACAAATTCGTCAGGAAATGAACCATATTTTGTTGAATGGGATTTATTTGAAATGACAGAAATAGATGTTATAAATATATGCGACTTTTCAAAAGAAAACTTTACACCTCTTGATTATAATGGAAGCACTACTTCGCAAGAAAATACAACATGTTATGAGTTATCTTTATCAAGTGTTACACTTCCAAATATTCCACTTGAAACAGGATCAAAAATATCATTTTATCCTTATGTTTATATAGTAATTACAAATACAACATCTCCTTCTAAAGCTTCAGAAGAATTAATTTATAGTAACAATCCTAAAAGTGATAAGGCAGTTTTTATAGCACCCGTTGGACTTCAAGTAAATCCAAATACAGGAACATTTTTATCATTATATTCAAATATGACACAAAAAATTAAATTTAAACCAAATGATAATCTTAGATTTGAAGTTTATCTTCCAGATGGTTCTCCGTTTAAAACACTGTTAAATGATACTTATACTCCTTATCCGCCAGATCCACGTGTTCAAATAGAAGCTATTTTTTCAATAGTTAGAAGTTATATTGTTATGAATTAATGAATTATAAAAAATGATTCTAAAATATCTTAAATTGTATAAATATTATAATATTTATACATAATCTTTACTTTTTTACTTGTTCTTTAAATTGATTTATTTCTTTCTTCAATTCTTGGATCTCTGATCTAATCATAATAACACATGATCCGTTATTTATTAATATGCCATATGTGTATAGCCCTCCAAAGAAAAATGCCGAAAATGCTGGACTAAATAAGCAACGGCCCTTATAATTACACACATAATTACACGTACTATATGTTCGTGTTTTCCATTTGCTTATAATTCCTTTAACTATGCGATTCAAAAACATTTTATTAAGTGTATTATCTTTATATTTCATATAAAGGTAAAAAGTCCATTCAATATCTCTGAATATGACTCTAAACTCGCAAAATGCCTTCTTAATTACATTTGACTAATATAATACTTTATATCTAATTTTACTCCTGGAAACTCTCAATGGTTAGGAAGAGTCTGTATATACAGTGTTGACATCTCTTTCCCATTTGAAAAAGGACCTCTTTGACAGTGTCGTTTATTTACTTTGATATTTAATTTTTGAGTTTATTATACAAAAAAAGAATTCGTTCGATCCAATCTTTAGCATCTTTTTTTAGAATTCTTTCTTGCTCGAGAATTTTAGCCAATTTAGAAAATACTTCAAATGGCGTAATATCATTACAAGAATTTTTTAAAAATCCTATTATAAATTGATCAAACTCACTTATTTGTTTCTGAAGAGGAATTTCTAAAATCTTCTCAGTATAATGCGAAAGCGTAAACAATAATTTGTGATATTCTTTGGGGTCCATATTCCATATATGATTTATATTCATATATTATTCTTAAAATTATAATTTATAATAAAATGATTCCTTACGATGTAAAGTTAATAATATATAGATTTTTGCATGAATTAAAAATGAATGATGTATTAAAAGAATTAATAGATCAATATAATTACATAGAAAAAGTAATGAATTATTTGGAAAACAAGACGTTTTACCCATATTCAATTGCAAAAAGATTTATTAATTCAAATAACTCAATTTTTTATAAAAATAAAATACAAAAAAATATTAGTTTAAAATTGTTTTCAAAATGTATAAAAAATCTAAATTATTTAAACTATGTTTTTCCTATTTCCGAGCTACATATCTAAATCGTTCAAGCTTTTCGATAACACTTAAACCGTCCATGTGTTTCAAAGACTCTAATCTTTTAATTCTTTCTTGTTTTTGGTATTCCTCTCTTTTTTTACTTAAAAAATATAAAAGCATGCATATAGTATCAGAAATATCATGTCTACGATCATACTTTTTGGTTTTATTTATCAATTCTTCTGACAACACCCTATCGGCTATTTTTTCAGATAACTTTTTTCTCATTTCATAATCTAAGCCTTTAAAGTTTAAATATTTATGTACACTATTTGGACTAATTAAATATGTTTTATACCTATATTTTGAGTAAATCAGTTGTTCTATTACAACAAAACCTGCAGGAGGTTGTTTTTCTAATAAAATAATATCCGAAGATTCAAAATAATCAATATGTTCTTGAATCAAATGTTCAATCCAATCGCAAAATGTTTTTGTATGATGTAATTTGCATTCTGAATATTTACATTTAGAATGCTTATAATTTGTAATATTAATATTGTCAACCCATATAACTTCTTTTAAAGTGTAATCTTTATTTACTATTGATTGGCTAATTCCAAAATGAATTACACCGATATCAATGCTCAAAACTTTATATTCATCAGGCTTAATTTCGCCGATATATTCATTTTCAGATATAACTAGAAAATCGCTCATCTTTTATTATTCATTTATTCATTTATATTATTATATAATAATATAAATCTAGAACTATCCAAAGAAAGAAAATTTTAGACCTGAAAATAGTCTAAAATTAAAGATATAATATAACGGATAATAAATAAAAAATCTTGTCGATAATCATATTGGTGTTTTGATTTAGATGTAGAATATTATAAAGAGAACAATGAATTAATCCAAATATTTTAATCAATAAATCACACTGAAATATGTTTTTATATAGAAGAATTTAAAAATTCTAATAAGTATTCTCCTCTTTATCTAAAGTTTATTTTCTGGTTATATTCAAAATATTTTTAAATGAAAGTAAAATTTTTTCAGGCTTATTAGGAAACTCATTTAATACTTTTATCTCTTTTTTATATAAATTATTACTAATGTATTTAATAGTTTCAATGTTTGCTCTATCGTTTAATAGAACGATTGGACTTAACAATATATATTTTTTATTTTGACTCATTAATTCTTGTTCATCTTTTACATCTAAAATTGTATATTTTCTTTTATATAAAAAGTTTTCAATAAGTATTCTTCTCATTTCTAGAATGAAATCATTTATGTCGTTTGCTTTTTTAGAAATCAATGACCCTTGTAAAATAGTAAGAATCTCATCTGGTATAGAAAACGTCTTTGTTGTATATCTTGCTAAAATTGGATTAGGTCTTACAAAGAAGTATTTTAAAGGTAATAAAAACTCGTCTTTTTTGTAAGTAAATTCTCCTTGATAATCAATATACATCATTGAAAATTTCTGTTCAAGTCTCTTTGATATTCTATTAATTATAAATCGAAGTTTTTCGAGTGTTGGGTAACACGCTTTCCATGATACAATATATTTTTCGTCATTTTCTTGTTTAGGAGGGGGGTTGAGATTTAATCCTAAATTTTCATAAATATCTAAAAACTTTGTAACACCTCTCAGTGAATTATCTATCATATTACATACATTTACTTTCATAATAATATTAACCGCAGAATTTAAAAAGCTTTCATATTTCATTTCTATATTTTCAAGATAATCGAACACTTCTTTATTAGGACACTCGTTATTCACAATTTTATAAAAAAACATTGGACTTGATTGAAAAATATTGTATTCTGCTTTTTCGGGATATTGATGTGTTTTTATACTAATAGAAGTATTCTTGTTTTTAACATAAATATTATACAAATAATAAAAGAACTTAACAGAATCCTTATCCTCTAAACCACATTTATTTCCAAATATCATTTCATTGTATTTTTTATTTTTATCCAAAAATGCGCATAATTGTGAATAGTCTTTTATCTCATTCTTTTGAAATTCTGTATTACTATAAAAATTTAGAACTTTAATTAAACTATCCCTATCTGTATCTGGCAAATATTTCTTATTTCCCTTTTTATCTTTTACATTTAAAAATAAGTGTGAACTAGATACAATCAATGATAAATTGTCTTGAAAAAGCTTTGTTTTAAACTGTTCTATTGTTCCATAATGAATATTATTATAAATGACATGGCTTCTTCCATAATCAATAATAATTGGAATTAAACTAGTCTCTACTATAAATATGTTATGTTTTACTCTGTATGTTATTTTTTGTTTGTTAACTTTCTTCAATACTATATTCCACGGAAACAAATCATAATGAATAAAACCATATCTTTCTTGAGCAACACATAAAGCTAGAGTTAACATCAATATAATTTCATATAAAGATGTCAAAGTGCACTCATCTGAATTAATATAATCTTGCAAAGTAATTCCTTCAATATATTCTGATACTAGCAAGTCCGATTTTTCATTCATAAAATATGTGTAACGAAAATTCGGAACTTCTTTTATCAATTCATTAATACAAGTAAGACCACAAAATGCTTCGTTTACAAGTTGATATCTTCTGTTTTTATCATCGCTTAAAAGTTTTTTAATATTAAAAATTTTATATTTAGAATTTAATGTATCTTTTGAATCATGTATTTTTATATATTCTTTCTCTTCTATTTTTTCGTCAATATTCTCTTTTTTCGTCAAATATAATCTTAAACCTTCCATATCATAGCCATTTCTAGATTTAAATGGATAATTAAAAGGAGAATTTAATACATTTTCTTCAGAAAACCCATATTTTTTTATTTCTTCCAATTGTTTATTGTAAATTATATCTTCAACTTTTATAGTGTTATAAAAGTAAGTGCCTGTGGTTTTTTTGATCTTGATAAAAAGATATTGAAGATAGTCAAGAATTCCGTTCTTAGTTAAATATTTATCATAAAATTCTTTAGCGTTTTTAGAGATCTTTTCACATTCCTTATCATTTTGTCTACACCATCGTATTTTCTCGTATAAATCAGATAGGTCTGATTTTACCGGAATATAATGAACTCCTGGTTTAAGATATCTCATATACCATATTCTATATTTACTCTCAACTAGAAAAACGACAGAACCCATAGATAACTCTAATGATAATCTAAAAGCTGTAACATGCCCATCAATATTTAATATATATTTATATTTAGATTGTTCTTCAGGTGTAAGACCTCCTACTAGTTCTAATCCAATATTAGAGGGTTCTATTATTTGAAGATATTTATTCCCCATAATTTTTCTTGGTCTAAGATTCCATTTTGTAATTCCTGCGTCTAGAAGTTTATATCCATTCTCAATAGGAGATGATTTAGATAAGAAAGAGGCTTTCAGACGAGGATTTGTCTCAATAGATACACCACATCCAGTAGAAGCTCCTCTAAAAACAGCAGTAGGAATTTTTTCAGACCACTTAGTAGAGAAATCGTAGTTGTAATCTCTACAGTCGGGATAGAAAAACTTTCTATCTTCTTGAGTAGAGACTCTCGCCCAATCTTCATGAGTGGGAAAAGGTATATCAGAGTGCTTATCAGTAGTTACCATAGAAAGAATTGGCAAATATGTATTATAATTATGACTTATTAAAGGATAGTTTTCAGTATCAAAAATATGTTCATAGGGCTCAAATTCTCTTTTTGTGATAAGAGGATAATCTCTTTTATTTATGAAAAGTTCTATATCTGGAACTTCTCTTGATTTACATAACGTTTCTAACATGTCTTTAACGTTTGTCATTCCTCTGTCATTTTCAATAATAGGATATTCTGTTCTGATAAGACAATTATTTCCATACCACTTTTCAATAAAACGGTTTATTTTTTCCAATGGGACATTATAACCATTAATTTTACTTGCATATTGTAGAAATTCTCTGATATCAGAAAACTTTGACGGATCGTGTTTAATTCTCTCGCTCCATTCATTTACATAATTATGTTTACTAAATGGCAAAAAAACAACTAGCTTATTATCTTTGATCTTGATAAATATACCCTTCTTAAATTTATCAAAAATATAAAAAAAAGTATTATCAACAGCATCTACTGATAAATTCCTATATTTTGCCCAGTCTACATTTTCAACTATATCTTTTACTTTTTCAGGAAGTCCCATTTCAGATAATTTTAAAAACATATTATGCCAGATATTTTGTTCAATGTTAATTTTTTTATCTGGATTTGAACCATTAGTTGGATCTCGATATTCGTTAAACTGGTCAACATCTCCCGCTGTAAAATAAATTTGAGTGAAATTAGGATATCTTGGATTTGTATTTGATTTTAATTCTTTATTATATTTTGCATCCTTGCACTCTTTTTCTGTCAAATAAAAATCTGGCAATGTCTGGAATTTGTCCGTTGTGGTCATCTTTATTTTGATTTTTTTATTTTTAATTTTAAAAATCAATTTCTGTTTTAAGTTATGAAAGATAGCTAAACCACTGTAATTTAAAATTAAATATATTGAATAAATCTATTTTTTCAGACATAAATTCGTTATTTATATACATAATATCTTTATTGTAATTATAGTATAATCTGCACCAAAAATTAAAAAAGTTTTGTCCCCATTTTTTAATATATTCCTCTTTATTGTATTCTTTCATAAATATCTTGAAAAATAATTTATTATAGTTATTTTTGTCAAAAGGAGCAATAATAAACTCCCTGTTTCTTGTTTGTTTATAAACAAATACAGATAGACCAAATAAAACATCTTCCACCCCAACCATTTCATTTTTTTCATCATCATTATGTGTATAACAATAAGACATGTTTTTAAGGAAAAAATCTATATTTATTTTATATCCTTCTTTTGTATATCTTTTTATTCTATCAATTAATACTAAATTTAGATCTTTATATAAACAATCTACATAATCTTTATTTAATACTCCTTCTTTCTTTCTTACATCTGTTATATCATGAGATTGTATCTTTATTCCATCGTACCATATTTGACAAAAGCTAAAATCAAAATTATACACTAGTTTTTCCAAATTACAATAATCAGGAAGTATAAAAACTTTTATATTTATTTTTTTACATTCTAAAACAAAATAAGACATCACTTTATTTTTTTTATAAACTTCATTCATGTTTATTTCTTTTTTATCAATATTCAAGTATCCTATTTCAAAACCAATATTTTTTAAAGAATCGATAAACGAATGACCATTTGAATAATTGATATAAATATCAATTTTTTCGTATTCGTCTAATTCGTTTTCATTTGAATCGTCAGTGTCGTTAATAAATCGCAAGATTGAATCGCCTGCGATAATAGCTTTATTTTCTATTAAACTTTTTTTTAAAAGTTTTATTTTTTTATGTGAACCTAAACAATAAAATAAACTTTTTTCATATTTCTCTATTTCATTTAAAGCAAATTCGTTTTTTTCATAAAACACATCTATCATATCTCCATCTTTAACACTATCATTATCATTCAATTCTTGAAAAAATAAAAACAACTTTACATCATAATTTTTTTTATATAAATCATTCTTTAATTTTAAAACAGAAATATCACTAAAATTACAATAGTCTAATTTAGTAGTATTTCCGGCTAAATCCTTTAGAAATATTATCATATAGTTAAATATGATAATAATCTTTAAAATTATTTAAAACATTAAAAATGGATATATTTCAAATAATTTTAAAATAGCTTGCTCTTTTAACTTTGCTTCTATTTCAATATCTAAATCCCCATACTTTTCTGGAAATTTTAAATAATATTCAGGGAACTCTGTGATAAAATCACTATGCGTTCCAACTTTGGAGTTCTCTCTTTGTTGTGAAATATGAAATAGAGGAGTGATATTACGTCTTTTCCATGTATCTACAATTCTACTCATATATTCATTTATATCTATCTTTTTATCTTGATAGATCAAATTAAAACAATCATAATGATGACAATCAAATATAAGAGGAATATTACATTCTTCCGCTATTTTTAGACAGTCAATAATTGAATAACATCTCTCACAATTTTCAATCGCTAATCGTTTTTGAACATTATCTGGCAGAATATAAAACTGACTTATCCACCTCTCTATTGTTTCTTTCTTATTTCCATAAACTCCTCCTCCATGAACACAAATAACAGAATCATCACCCATTCCCATCGCGTCTAATATATCAGCATGCATTTTAAGATCTTTAATTGTATTTTCAAAAACTCTTTCTTCAATTGCACCTACTTGATTATATTGTCCTGGATGCATTGTGATTCTTTGTCCATATTTTTTACAAGCATCCCCTGCTTCTTTTAAAGCATCTAGCGCAAAATCAATTGTATAAGGTTCTGTTTCATCATCTGTAAAATGAGGAAATATATCAGACGATATTCTAAATACAAATATATTATGTTTTGCATTCCATTCTGCTAAAGTTTCAATATCTTTTATATTTTTAAGAGCCAATTCTTTTGCTTTTTTGATACTAAAGTTCTTCCTTATGACTGTTCGAGAACAGAAAACATCTTTCTTTCTAAGCTCTGTGTTAATACAACAAAGACCTAAACGAATCATCTTTCTTATTTATTTAATAATAAATAACTGCTTTATAATTCATTTTTATGTAATTGTCTATAATGTAATTGTCTATTTAACAGTTTATCAATTTTAAGCTTTTTAAAGCTTAAAATTGTATCTTTATAATTCATTATAAATAATAGGAACTTTTCCAATAAAGAATTTATTACCATTCTCGTCATTAAACCATCACTAATATAAATAAGTGCATTATCTTCATATACTTGACAAACGAGTCAATATGATGACTACAAGCGGGCTTCCAATTTTGGAAATTGGGCTAACAAGATATATTTTAAATCATATTTCTTAGAGTCACAAAATCTGACATGATCTTTTCTATTAAAACTGCCATTTCTTGGATCATTTTTGAACTTCTTTTTCCTTGACTTTTAAAATAGCTAACAATCTCATTTGTTACAAAATTCTTCTTTTTATCAGCATAAATACAGAAATCATTGTTCTTTACATTGTGATAGAGATAATATAAAACAAAACGATGTAGTTCAGTAATATGATATATAAACCAATCTCGTGCATCCTCTTCGCTCTCAAACTCAACTTTATCCTCAGAAAAATCTGGAAATTCGGGAAATGAGAATGTCATATAAACCAATAAATTCTTGTTCATTTTTAAATTTAATATCTAATTTTAAATATTTATAATATAAATCAATTTTACTCCTGAAAAGGCGTAAAATTAAGTGATCATTATTCATTATATTCTTTATCGCATTCATCTTATCCTTTATAATAACATCCTGTATATTCAATATTATCAGTTTCAATTAAGTTAGTTTCGTTATTAACTTTTCTGAAGTTATTATTATTTTCATTCTCCCACTTCTCCCAATCAATCTTTCCAAAGTGATCTTCACTGTCTTCCTCTTCCTATTCTTGACCTCCCAATTTACAGAAATACATAAATTCGTATGATTTCCAATCAAGTTCTAAATCTTTTTCTAATCCGACAATCTTTACCTTATGATAATCATGATGCCAATAATAACGATCATGCATAGGAACTAATGATATATATTCTCATTGTGTTTCTTGAAAATGGGATAAGAGTTCTTCTGAAAGAATTGACATATCATCTCTTTGAAAATTGTCTTTGTATTTAAATAAATAACAATCCAAAAATATGCTAGATCAAGTCCATGTCCTTCGGCATATCTATCATAATCAAAATAAGTTTGCCATTATTTCCATAAACATGAAGTTCCCGTTATTAAATAATTTGAATTAAGGTTAATAAACTATAATTATATTGTAAATTTACAATATAGTATTTTCATTGATAATTAAATCCATATTAAACAACATCCCTTTATTACACTTAAACCATGTCCATATTTTATATTTATCTACAATTCCCTCCCCGTCATGACGTTCAATAGAATCACTGTTCATTCCTTCTCCAATTGAATAAAGATCTTCCAATAAAACTTTGCTTATAGTATTGAAGTTTTTATCTACAAAATATTCTCCGTCATTGTTTTTATTAATGTAAATAAGATTTGCGCTTATTAATTCTTGAATATGATTCTTAAAAAGATAATATCTTTCGTCATATTCTCTTTCATGGTCAAATTGTGATGAATTATATTCCATCTTGTTTATAATTTATAATTATAATCTTTATAAAAATCATTTTTAGATTGATTATCAAGAATTTATAATATCAATAAGTTCTCTTTTCATTTTGGATATTTTTGTTTTTGAAATATTTGAAATATCATTCAATAATTTTTTATGTTTTTCTATTACAGGATTATCTTTGCAATTTTCCTTTAATATAGGCTCTATACAAAAGTCACTTTTAATCTCATTTATATACCAATCAATAAATTTATCATCATCTAAATTCCTTATGGATTTAGTAATCCATAACTTTATTAAATATTTGCCATTTTCATATTCATAATTTTCATATTCATCCATAATTTTTAAAGGAGTTTTTTATTAAAAATAAACTTTTATAATTTCATTTTTAATAAATGGTAAAACCTGATCACGATGATTTTATAAATGATATTAGTATATTGTTCAATAAACTTAAAAAAAC